ATGGAATTGTTGCAGACAGTCAGAGGAGATATCACAAAAATCACAGATGTTCAAGCAATCGTAAATGCTGCGAATAATTCACTTCTTGGAGGAGGTGGCGTTGATGGAGCAATTCATAGAGCAGCCGGTCCAGAACTTTTGAAAGAGTGCAGAAAATTACATGGGTGTGAGACTGGTGAAGCAAAAATTACAAAAGCATACAAGCTCCCTTGTGAGTATGTCATCCATACCGTAGGACCGGTATGGCATGGCGGGAGTGAAAATGAGAAAGAATTGCTTGCAAAATGTTATGCCTCATCCATGCAACTGGCAATGGATTATGGAATCAGAACAATAGCTTTTCCATCAATTTCTACAGGGGTTTATTCTTTCCCAGTTGGATTGGCTGCGAAAATAGCAGTGAAAACAGTTGGTGAATTTTTGAGAGAACATCCGGATGCTTTTGATTTGGTGGAATGGGTTTTGTTTGATGAGCAGACAGAACTGGTTTATGCGATAGAAGTAAATGCTTACAATAAAGAGAGACGGGAATAAAACAAATGAGAATATTGATGTTAGGGAATAGTTTTACATCTACAAATCACATGCCGGATATATTGGCAAAGTTGACAGGTGCAGAGGTTGTTCAACATACTCGTGGAGGTGCCAGATTAGCGGAGCAGTTAAATCCGAAAACGAAAATGGGAAAACGTACACAGGAGGCTTTGCAGAGCCAGAAATGGGATTTTGTTATTTTACAGGAAATGAGCAACGGTCCGATCAGTTCAAAAAAGAGTTTTCTGGAAAATGCAGGAAAACTCTGTGAGCAGATCCGGGAGAATGGAGCTAAACCGGTTTTTTATGCGACTTGGGCATATCAGCGTGAAGGCAAGAAATTGGAAACTTTTGGGATGGATTATGATGAAATGTATCAGCAAATGTATGAAGCTTATCATCAGGCAGCAGAGGGGAATCATGCGTTGATTGCAGATGTTGGAAAAAAGTTTTATGAACTTTCGGATAAAGAAGATCTTTATGCGGATGATGGATGTCATCCAAATGAAAAAGGATCTTACATAGCAGCAGAAGTGATAGCGGAAGTTGTATTAAATTGAATGATATGGAAAAAAGCAGTTTGACAGGTGGGTGAGTATCCACGAATCAAACTGCTTTTTTTAGCTGTTATCCTTGCAACCGGAAGTGATATCATCATCAAGTTGAAAAATATCCTCCACATTTACATTTAGATAATGTGCCAGCCGGATAGCCATTTCAAGAGAGGGATTTCTTTCTCCACGTTCGATGCGTCCGATTGTACGACTGCATGAACCGGTTGCTTCTGCCAGATCTTCCTGGATGAGATTCCGTTCCAGCCGTATATCCTTGAGGGTGTTGTTGATTGCCATTCGATCACTTCTTTCTGTGTATAGTTTTTCAGCAAACCAGTGGTCGGCTGTTGAGATTTAATGAAAACCAGGAATTTCAGCACCTTTGCACTTCCCGATAACTTTTCCAAAAATCTTGAAAGAATCAGATTCTAATACCTGAATAGGTTGGTACTTTTCATTTAAGGAAACCAGGAATACACCGTCTGGTTCATCGTGCAGCTCTTTGATATAAGTATTGCCATTGAGATAAAAGATTCCGATTTCACCATTGGCGATAGAATCTTTTTTCTGAATCCAAGCAACGTCACCAGTGTGGTAAAGAGGTTCCATACTGTCACCGGAGATTCGTACACCGAAGTCGGTCTGATCCGGAGCGAGATGTCCCACATCGTAAGTTTCTTTTACAGAATCTTCCAGATAGTTTCCAGTACCAGCGGAAACCGGCTCCCAGGAGATTTCTACAAAATGCCTGAACGGAAGGATTTTTGCTGGGGCAGGAGAGAACATTTTGGAAGCTCTCAAAATATCTGCAAATTCAATGAGTTTTTTTTTCCCTTCTTCATTCAGACCGCTCATGATGTTATATGGATTTTCTCCAAAGAAGGCTTCGTAAATATCTTCAATATCAAGTAACTGGCATAATGTCAGGAAAATGTGCAAAGATGGTTCTCGTGAATTCGTCTCCCATTTGGAGACAGCCTTTGTAGTGACCTGAATACCTTCACGAGAGAGTAATTCCACAAGATCTGACTGGGAATATCCTTTCTTTTTTCTATTTTCTGCTAATATTTCCCCGAAAGCACGCATATGTTCGCCTCGTTTCTATTTGAATTTTCTGTATGTATTATACTCCATGTACAAAAGAAAATCAACAAAAATCTCCATAACGGAGAAAAACAACCAAAATGTCAGTTGACTATCTCCAAAACGGAGGTATATACTAAGCGTACAGAAGTTGATAAGACAGAAAGCCTTAAATAATGATTGGAGGTGGAAATTTTGAGTGAGCGTGTAATCCTGCATAGTGATATGAATTGTTTTTATGCAAGTGTGGAAATGCTGCATCATCCGGAATTTGCAGGACAACCTTTGGCGGTCGGAGGTGATCCAGAAGCAAGACATGGGATTGTATTGACTGCCAATTATATCGCAAAGCGAAAAGGGGTGAAAACTGGAATGGCGTTGTGGCAGGCAAAGCAGGTTTGCCCGGAAATTATTTTTGTGCCACCTCGAATGGACCTTTATCTGCGCTTTTCCAAAATGGCGAGAGAGATTTATTCTGAATACACAGATAAGATTGAGCCGTATGGAATAGATGAAGCCTGGCTGGATGTAACAGACAGTAAGAATCTAAAAGGAAGTGGAATGACGATAGCCAGAGAAATCAGTCACAGGATAAAATATGAGCTTGGTGTTACAGTGAGTATTGGCGTTTCCTGGAATAAGATTTATGCGAAACTTGGTTCGGATTACAAAAAGCCGGATGCCATTACGGAGTTCAATAGAAGCAATTACAAAGATAGAATCTGGAGACTTCCGGTTTCGGATCTGCTTTATGTAGGCAGACAGACAAATAAGAAATTGAAAAAATTAGGAATCCAGACAATCGGAGATCTTGCAGAAACAGATGAAAACTTGCTGGACAGTTATTTCGGAAAGATGGGAATCGTACTCTGGGCTTTTGCAAATGGATGGGACGAAGATCCAGTTTGCAAAGAAGGATATGAAGCTCCTGTAAAATCTATTGGAAACAGTACCACAACACCTAGAGATTTGGAAACAGATCTGGATGTATGGATTATTCAGATGGCTCTGGCGGAAAGTGTTGCAGCCAGGTTGCGAAAACATGGATTCAAATGCAAAACCGTTGAGATTACGGTTCGTGATAATGGCTTGTCCAGTTTCACAAGGCAAAGGCATTTGCGGCATCCAACGAATATTACAGATGAGATTGTAACAGAAGCATTTCAGCTGTTTAAGGATTCTTACAAATGGGAACATCCGATCAGAAGTCTTGGAATCAGGGCGGCAGACCTTGTGCTGGATGATATTCCGGTACAATTAGATTTATTTGGAAATCAGGAGAAACAGGAAAAATTAGAAAAGCTGGATCGCACTGTAGATGAGATCAGACGACGGTTTGGATATTTCAGCATACAGAGGGCAGCAATGTATCAGGACAAAGTCTTATCCCACTTAGACGCTGGTACGCATACGGTCCATCCACACAGTTATTTTCATGGATAATGGGAGGGATAGATTTGAAACAGACATTAACCAGAAAACAAGAAGAAAGCTATCAGTGTATTTTACAGTATACGACAGAACATGGATATCCTCCAACAGTGCGTGAATTTGGCAAATTGATTGGAGTGAAATCAACATCATCTGCATTTTCCAGAATTAAGCAGCTGGAGGAATGTGGATATATCAGAAGAGTTCCAGCATCTCCGAGAGCAATAGAAATTCTGTAACGAGGTGATTGGAATGAATAAAGTGTATGTAGATGTAGTGGCAGAATTTCGTAAAGATGGATGCCTGGTTCCGTTATTTTTTGTTTGGGAGGATGGCAGAAAATATAGCATTGATAAGATTTTGAAAATTGAACGATGTGCCAGCAGAAAGGCAGGCGGTGTCGGAATGATGTACACCTGTATGATACAGGGGCAGGAGAGCCACTTGTTTTATGAAGTGGACAAATGGTTCATGGAGAGAAAAACAGCATAAGGAGAAACAATTATCAAACAGATTATTTTGATTATTAACCGGCAGAGGTAGTCACTTTCCCTTTATATCCCTGCAGGTTTTACATAAGGAGATGGATTCCGATCAGCAGAGGTGAAACCCACAGCACCTTTTTGGAAATTCCCTCCTGCAATCGCAGCGAGTTAGTATTGCTTCCCATCAAAATCATGGGGAAAGCGGACTGGTAGGCAAGATCACCAGTTGGTGTGATGATGATAAGGAGATTAAGAAACTGATGACAGACAGAGATTATGCAATCAAATCAATGAAAGAAATTACATTCCAGATGGCAAGCCATGCACAGGATTATCTGGAAGTAACGATTGAGAGACACTATACTGATATTAAAGAACTGATGACTAATTATCAGAAACTGATTCTGGAGAACCAGATGGTACTGGAAGAGCTGGAAATGGAGTGCCAGGAGAAGATCAATGAAGATATGGCGTATGCGTTAAGCTATCTTTCGATTTTTAATCATCAGCTCGATGTGGCAAAAATGCACCGGGAGATGAATAATCTGATGATTATCTATGGATTGTCTGATATGATTTACAGAGGTATGACTTTGGTAAAATTCTATGCTCCGAATGGAGTGGTCCTGAGCGAGATTCTTCATTCCTGCTTTTGCAGTCACTATAATAAGACGGATGTGGAAGTGCAGCAGGAACTTGGAATTGGGAGAACTTCTTTTTACAAGATGAAGAAACAGGCACTTGGATATCTGGGATTTTATTTTTATGAAATTGTGGTGCCACAGGCAAAAGATAAAAGATTCAAGCCGTCTTTGGGCGTTGAGGAAGAGTAGGTGAGAAAGATGAGATACGAAGATTCAATGAAAGCGGTAGCAGATCAGATTATGCGAGATCAGAAACGGGCGAAGAAGATTGAGAGTAATCCAGAAGAGTTTCGCTGGTATGATGAATATGCAACATTAAATTTCTTCAAATACATTTGTCTTAATATTGGAAATCTGAGCAATGGCGAAATTGAGAAAATGGTAACCAGATTGAAAAAACTGGATAAGAAAGCAGTTGAAGAACATAAAAAAGGAGCAGTCTGGGTGTTTGATTATGATAAGATGTTTCTTGTGCTACAGGAAAATGAAATTTGCAGAAAAGTCTGCGAAAAGAATAAATACAGAAATTGGATGCAACTGATTGGGAATTACTGCCTGCCGGTAGTATGATATAAAATAAAAAATCCTGTCTTGTAGAAAATGGATTTTGATGATAAGATGAAATTGGGATAGGATATATTTTTGATCTGTCCTGACATTGACCGAGAATGGAGGCGAAGAGGAGCGTGGCGAAGGAAGAAACCGTAAAAACAGAAGAATTGGAAGCACGTTACGAAAGATACAAAGGTATCTTGAAAGACCTTACCATCATGAGCGATGTGTTCATGCGAAATGTATTTAAAAAGCGGGAGTGTACAGAATATGTTTTGCAGGTGATTATGGGAAAAAAGGATCTGAGAATTATTGATCAGGTTCTTCAGAAAGATTATAAGAATTTACAGGGACGTTCCGCAGTGCTGGATTGTGTGGCAAGAGATTCTGACGGAAAGCAGATGGATGTAGAAATCCAGCAGGATAATGAAGGAGCATCGCCCAAACGGGCAAGATATCACAGTGGACTGATGGATATGAATACATTAAATCCAGGACAAGATTTTGATGAACTTCCGGAAAGTTATGTGATTTTTATCACCAGGGACGATGTACTGGGATTTGGACTTCCAATTTATCATGTAAACAGGAAAATCGAAGAGGTCAGTGAGAATTTCAGGGATGAAGCTCATATCATCTATGTAAATTCTAAGAAACAGGAGGATACGGAACTTGGGCGCCTGATGCATGATCTGCATTGCAAGAATGCAGGAGATATGCACAGCAAGATTCTGGCTGATCGAGTACACGAGTTAAAGGAAACACAGAAAGGGGTTGAATTCATGTGCCGTGAAATGGAACAGATTTATAGTGAAGGTATTGAAAGCGGTGAAATGCAAAAAGCAAAAGAAACAACGATTGCCCTTGCAGAGATGGGTTTACCTGCTGATAAGATTGCTAAAGCAGTTAAAATTGGTGTTGATATCGTGCAGAAGTGGATTGATGAAAGCATGAGTGTTGCCCATTAAAAGATGAAAAAGGTTAATAACAGCTGTGGAAATTTCTGCAGCTGTTTCTTTTTTTATAAGAAAATCGTTCTATAGAACTACTACTTGATTTGCGGCTTCTGTATCTTTCAATTATCCATCGGTATACTAATTTTAGACCGAATTATCGTTCTGAAGGAGGTGTTACGATGGATTTGAAAGCGGTTGGTCAGCGAATCAAGGCTGCAAGAGAAGCAAGGAATCTTACACAGGAAGAACTGGCAGCGCTGGTGAATTTAAGTACCACACATGTCAGTGTGATAGAAAGAGGGTTGAAGGTAACAAAATTGGACACTTTTGTAGCGATTGCCAATGCACTCGATGTTTCGGCAGATTCACTTTTGATTGACGTTGTGACACATTCTGTCACAGGTGTTACCAATGAGTTATCGAAAAAGATAGAGAAATTACCGAAGGCTGAACAGATAAGGATCTTAAATGCGGTCAGAGCTTTGGTAGACTAATAATGAGCAATGAAAATTGAAGGGCATGAAGCTCTTCTTTTTTTGTTTATTTTTATGGAAGTGGTTGTGAAAGTACCTTTTATCAATGTAGAAAACATGATATAGTAGTTCTGAAGAACTATAAATAATTCTTTTTGCGGGAGGGTGGATGAATGAGAGAAAAAACTATTTATGAGAAAATTGCTGAGAAATACAATACAACACCAGAAGAAGTGTATGAAGAAATGCAAAAGGCAATCAATGCTGGATTTGATGATCCTGATCCGGCAGTTCAGGCAGAATGGAAGAATGTAACACTCAAGGGAGACAGACCAACACCGGAAGAAGTTATTGATTATGCGGTGAAGAAATTAAAAGGAAATTAGAATTTATGAAAAAGAAAATTATTGTAATTATTTCAGTTGCAGCTATTTTAATGGTAGCCGCAGGAAGTATTTATGGAAAGACATCATCAGACAGAAAGCAAGGTGATCCAGATGTAGTGGGGAGCTTTGCAATGAACCGAGATGAGAATCTTACGGTTGTTGCTAACCGAGATGAGATTACTGATAGAGAAGCTTTTGCAAAACAGCTTTTGCAGATGTGCAGGGATAATAGTTTTTATTCGATAAAGTTCTCAACAGATCAGGGATATGCCACCAGCTTAGATATGAATGTTTATTCCTGGAAAGAGGATATTGAAAATGGCGAACCGGTTATGCGAGTAGAATACAAACCGATTGAATATGGCGAAGAATATGATATTGTCAATAATCCGGATAAATTTCAGCTTTATGTAGATGGAAAAGAGATAACAGAATAGCTGGTGAACTTTTATGCCAGAAATGTGTACGATTGACAGAATCGTGTGAACTTATAGGGGGTGATTACGGATACATTGTGAACTTAAGCCTGTTACAATGATTATGCTGACGAAAGAAGGCATAGATAATTGAATAATTGATAAGAGACGGAAGCCTCAGTAGTTAAGAAAAAACTACTGGGGCTTTTTTTCGTGCCTGAAATTCGTAGCCAATAACTGCGGGTGCGTCCCGGCAGCTCAAAGGCGGAACAGGCATGAAGCATAACAAGAGTCCGCCTCCTGGATTTGAAACGAGCAATGAGATTTCAAATTCAGGAGGAACGGATATGTATATTGAACATCCATATTTTTATGATGGAAAGTATTACGCAAATGTCGATGGACAGATGATTGAGATTACGAAAGAAGTAGCGTATGCAATGAATAATTTTTACAGGAGCAGCAAAGCGAAAAAGGTCGAGATCAAAAATGAACTTGGCGAAGTGGTGGATAAAATGCTTCGGGAAGTGCCTTATAGTGGTCAGTCGGTAGACGGAGAAGGACTTATGATCGAGGATTTCCCGGATATGAATTGCGACATAGAAAACAGCGTAATTACCAAAATGGAGCAGCAGGATATTCATAAGGTAATTAACCAGCTGAATTCAGAAGAGCGGATGATCGTGTATGGCATCTATTTTGAAAATAAAACACAGTTACAGATGGCGGCAATTATGGGTGTTTCCAGGCAGGTATTGGCTTATAAACTGAAAACAATCCTGAATAAAATGCGAAAAATATATCTGAATAAAACTTTTTAAAAATTTTTCAAAATTTTTTTGCATTCCCTGTTTTCATTTGACTTTAGTAATTAGAGGAACATTAAAGGACTCCTCGAAATGTACCATGATAACTGAATATTCAATAATAACTGACGTAACATTTTATGCAAAGAGCACGAGGAAGATGCCGCCATAGGATCAGAGATAAGGATAATATTTGTCGATGATGCTGCGAAAAAGCACTGACCGAAGCCAGCTGGCAGGCTGGTGATGCGAAGAGTGGTATAAGATGCGATACACTTGCAGGTCCTGAGAAGCCTGTAACTGGTAAACCTATGAACTGCTGGAGCCTGGGAATGAGAGTTTCCGGGTTGTGGTCTGGAGAATGTATCCGGACAGGTTGTTATTCCCTTCCTGCATTGTCAGGAGTAACGATTCGGGGGATCGAGGATAAATAGAATCGAGCGAGCACTGTTTAATAATCAAATTGGCTATAGAGGTTATGCGGCAGAACTTTCTTATTATGAAAGTATTCTGCCGTATTCCTGTGGAGCCAATATAGCGCTATGAATGCTTTGCAAATAGGACAAGAGATTGGAGAGGTGAAAATGACAATACGAAGAGGTGATATCCTGTGGGCAGATCTCGGTATGTTTCCGACATCATCTGTTCAGGGAGGCGTAAGACCAGTGATAGTGATAAGCAACAATAAAGCCAATACATACAGTTCAGTGATAACGGTGGTTCCTTTGACTTCGAGAATTTATAAGAAACGATATTTGCCGACACATGTGTTTATTAGCAAATACGATATGACAGGAATCCATAAAGGAAGTCTGGCACTGGCTGAACAGGTTATGAGTATTTCTACAAAATGTATTATTGAAAAATGCGGAAGAGTAAATAAATGGAGTCTGGATCGGGTGATGAAAGCTGTCCGGATTCAGATGGGAATGGAAGGAGAAGGATATGACAGTAAAAGAATATAGATATTATCTGGAACAGGATTTTAGTGATGTAGATATCAATGAAATGACTGATTTAAAGACGATGAAAGTAGACAGAAATAAGAGTATTAAGGATCGGAGAGAAGCATTTCTGAACAAGGTAGGAAATCCGTATCTTGTTCGGATCGGAAACATGAAAGTAAAAGTCAGATTTGCCAATAATGGGACATCTATGGAGCAGGCATTTGAAAATATGCTTCTGAGTGTCTGAAAAAGTAGTGGAAAGTTAAAGGGAGCTGTGCTAAAATGTCTGCAAGGACAAATTTATGCAGCCCCCTTTTATTACATAGGTTTTCTGACGTAATAAAAGGAGGTAAGATATGTATCAGAATATCAATAAAATCTATCGTGCCGCCATCTATGTCAGATTATCGAAAGAAGATGGCGATGTTTCCAGTTCAGCGAAACTGGAAAGTAACAGCATTTCTAACCAGAAGGCTTTGATTCTGGATTTCCTAAAAGACAAAAAAGATATAGAAGTTGTTTCCGTCCGAGTGGATGATGGCTACTCAGGCTCTAATTTTGAGCGTCCGGCATTCCAGGCAATGTTGGAAGATATCCGGCATGGAATTGTAGACTGTGTAGTTGTAAAAGATTTATCACGATTTGGAAGGGAGTATATTGATTCCGGGAAGTATATCGAGAGATTATTCCCGGCTCTTGGCGTGCGTTTCATTGCCATCAATGACAATTATGATAGTCTTAAGGGAAAAAATCAGTCTGATGAAATTATTATCCCATTTAAAAACTTAATCAACGATGCATATTGTCGTGATATTTCTATTAAGATCAGGAGTAATCTTGAGATAAAGAGAAAAAAGGGCGAGTGCGTAACTCCATTCGTGGCATTTGGATACCGGAAGAAAAAGGAAGACAAGCATAAATTAGAGATTGATCCATCAGCTGGCAGTGTTGTACAGGATATTTTTAAGATGAAATTACAAGGAATGAGTCAGGATGCAATCGCTAATCGTTTAAATGAACTGGGCGTACTTTCTCCATTTGAGCATAAGATCAGCAATGGCAGTCATTATGAAACCGGATTCCGGCAGAAAGAACAGGCTCTTTGGAGTTCTGTTACAGTCCGCAGAATACTGGAAAACGAAGTGTATATTGGAAACCTTGTACAAGGAAAAAGAACGACACCGAACCATAAAGTAAAGCAGTCCTATGTAAAACCAGAAGAAGACTGGATTCGGATTGAAAAAAATCATGAAGCACTTGTAAGTGACCGGGATTTTGAAATTGTTCAGAGACTTCTGGGAATGGATACAAGAACTGCCCCTGATAAAACACAGGTATATTTGTTGTCAGGAATTGCAGTATGTGCAGATTGTGGAGCACCAATGACAAGAAAGGTTTCCACTGTGGCAGGGAAAAAATATGCTTATTATTTATGTTCTACAAATAAAGAAACAAAGCGATGTTCCAGCCATAGAATACCGGAAAAGGATTTGGAAGATGCCGTACTGGTGATGCTGAAACAGCATATTAAGAATATTTTGAATCTAAAAAGAGTGTTGGAGTTTATAGGCACTGTGCCATTTCAGGAAATCAATATGAAAAAATTGCAAGACAGGCTGGAAAAGAAAAAGCAGGAGACAGAACGATGTAAGGAACTTCGCATGATGCTTTATTCGGATATGAAAGAAGGAATTGTATCAAAGGAAGATTATGTTGAACTTCACGCTGCCTACGGAAAAAGACTTAGAAATGCGGAAGAAAATATCCGGGTAATACAGAAGGAAATGGATAAAATGCTTGAAAAGGCGGATAATTCCAATACCTGGCTGGATTATTTTGTGAAATATCAGGATATTGAGAAACTGTCCCGTACAGTAGTGGTAGAACTGATTCGTGAGATTAAGGTGTATGATAAAAAGAACATAGAGATTGTCTTTGATTTTGATGATTGCTATCAGGCACTACTGAAACAGCTCCCGGATATGGGAGTTGATGCCATGATGGATTGTAATAACAATTTACAGGTCAAGGTAAAGGAGGTTGTATAAAATGGCACGAAAAAGTAGAAAAAACATTTCAGAAGTGGTCAGCAGTGCAGCCATCCAGGAAGAAATGAAAAGACCATTCCGGGCAGGGTTATATGCCAGAATCTCTATGGAAACAGAGGAAACCAGAGAGAGGGGAACAATAGACACGCAGGTTGAACTGATGAAAAATTTTGTTGCCGATACAGAAGATATTTCCATTGCAGATGTTTATAAAGATTCTGATTATTCCGGTACGAATTTTGAGCGTCCTGGATTTATGCAGATGATGGAAGACATCAAGCAAGGGAAAATTAACTGTGTGATTGTAAAGGATTTGTCCAGGCTCGGCAGAAATTATGTAGAAACGAGTAATTATATTGAGCGAGTATTTCCGTTCTTTCATGTGCGTTTTCTGGCAGTGACAGATGATTTTGATTCATTCAGAGAAGGAGTAGATCTGACTGTCCCACTAAAGAATATCATCAATGAGTTTTATTCCAAAGATCTTGCAAAGAAGAGCAGAAGTGCAAAAAAAGCACTTTGGAAAGAAGGAAAATTCACCAGTGCTTGTGAGCCATACGGTTACAGAAAGTCAGAAGAGGACAGACATCAGTTAATTGTTGATAAAGAAGCCGCTGAACATTTGAAAAAAATCTTTGCTATGTATATGGATGGATTGAGTTATAGTGATATTGCAAAACAACTCAATAAAGATGGCGTTTTGTCCCCGGTTCTGCAGAGAGAATTTCATAAAACAGGGGAAAAACCGCTTTCAGAGACGAAGCCCTGGAATAATTATGAAGTGAAGCGGGTGCTTCAGGATATCCATTGTACAGGAGATTCAGTATATGGAAAATACCAACAGAGTGTTTTTCAAGGGAACAAGCAGAGAAATTGTCCGGAGAGTGAATGGATCTATGTGGAAAATACACATGAAGGAATCATAGATAAAGCATTATTTCAACAGGTACAGGAAAAAATCCGGGAGTTTACGGAATCATACAAAAACAGGCATCAGCTGAATAATGGCTCTATCCGAAATCAGAATTATTATACAGGAAAGATATGGTGCGGAGGCTGTGGCAACCGTATGATTCTATCAAGAGAAAAATCTGGTACTTTCTATTATATCTGTGGTGCCAATGCGAACCACAAGGCAGGAGGAAATCAGTGCAAAGGTCATAGAGTCAAAAAAGAATATGTGGATGAAGATGTTCTACGTCTGATTCAAGCGCATATGAAAACAGTTCTGGATACAGAAAAAATGATTCGGGAAATGAATACCGCTTCCAGAAATCAGACAAAGTATCAACTTTTGGATAAAGAGGTGGGAAAGCTTCGGAGGGAACTGAGCCGTATTAGTAAGCGGAAAGCTGATTTATATGAGGATTATACAGAACGCCTGATCACAGAAGAGGAGTACCTACAGTTCTCACGTATTTATTCCAATGAAATAGAGAACATCAAGAGCCGTCTGGATACAGTATTGACGGCACAGGTACAGTATTCAAAAGATTATCATATCGAAGAAGGGTGGGGAGATACAATACATACTTATATGTCAAAGCGTAAACTTACGAAAGAAATGGTGGACGCCTTTGTGGATTCGGTTATTATCCATGGTAAGTATGACTATGAAATCAAGCTGGTATATGATGACCAGTTTGCCGAGTTGCAGCAATTAAAGAAAGAGAAGGAGGCACAGTCAAGATGACAGAGAATAGAAAAATAGCTATTTATATCCGTTTATCTATAGAAGACGAAAATGTAGATGGCAGAACAAAAAAGGAAAGTGACAGTGTGACTTCTCAGAGAATCCTGTTGAAATCGTTTGTGATTGAACAGCTGGGTGTTGACGAAACTGATATCCTGGAATATGTGGATGATGGTGTCAGTGGCACACATTTTAAACGCCAGGGTTTTCAACAGCTGCAGGAAGATATGAAAGACGGAAAAATTGGCTGTGTAGTAGTGAAAGATTTTTCAAGATTTGGAAGAGACTATCTGGAAGTTGGATTTTATATTGAATATATTTTTCCACTTCTTCAGATACGGTTTATTTCAATTAATGACAGCTATGATAGTGCGGCAAGCAGTGGGATGACAGGTGGTATGAATGTAGCACTGAAAAATCTGGTATATAATATGTACAGCCTGGATTTATCAAAAAAAATTTCATCTGCTATGCAGACAAGGATGAAGAATGGCACAAGACTTCCGGTAAATGCCAGATATGGGTATAAAAAGGGAAAAGATGGAAGGCTTGAGATTGATCCAGATGCTGCAGAGGTTGTAAAGATGATTTTTCAGATGGCGGCTGAAGGAACGAGCTTTGCTGAAATTACAAGAGAGCTGAACAGGCGGGGAATTGCTACCTGTGATGAACAAAAATTATCAAGAGGAGATCAGGTACAGTTTAGACGGTTTGATACGATCAAAAAGAAACACTGGAGTTCTTCGACAGTAGCTGCAATCATACGGGATGAAATTTATATTGGAACCAGGATTTGGGGAAAGTCACGCTGTAGTATGCACACTGGTCATAAGGCAGTCCTGAATAATGAAGAGGAATGGATTCGATTAGAAAATCATCACCCTTCAATTATTGGCAGAGAATTATTTGAAAAGGCGAATAGGATGCATCCGAAAAAAAACAGAGGCGTTGCAGAAACAAGAACGAATTATACCCTGGAAAGGCGGAAAAAACAGCCTGCGTTGATATTGTGTGGACATTGCGGGCATTGTCTGGTGAGGGAAACAGAACACCTGATGAAATGCTCAGATGGGCGTACCAGTGGTGATCATGTTTGTAGAAGCTTGGTGATTAGGCGTGAGCTAATGGAAAAGAATATACTGGAGCTTGTTCATCAGTTCGCAACGTCCATGTTAGAAAGACGAAATACTGTTGAATCAAAAAAACAGGATAAAGCGAAGGGGACGAATATCGCAGAATTGTTGAAACAGAGCCGACAGCTGTCTTCTGAAAAGTTGAAACTTTACGATGCGTACAAAGATGACCGCATTGACCGGGAAGTGTATAAGCAGAAAGCAGAACAGATAGGAAGACAGCTTGAAGAGATCAGACGAATGGTAGAAGAGTCTGAACATGATGCAAAGATGCTTGAACAGGACGATAGTGCGAAGAAAATGAAATTGGAAGAATTTCTGAATTTGAAAAAATTTGATACAGAGAAGTTACGGGAGATCATCAAGGTTATCCGGGTGTATAGCCAGGAAAACATTGAAATTGAATGGAATTTTGATGATGTATTTCTGAAACAGAGATAAAATGCTCTGGACAAGAGCGATTTTGTGGAAGATAATAAAAGTGCTGGGGAGTATCTGATTGAAATAGACAGGTACTTTCCAGTAAGAAAAATGAAATTTTTTTTGTCCTATACTTGACACATCCACATGTAATGCGTCACACAGCTTGTACCAGAATGGCAGAGTGCCGTATGGATGTAAAAGTTCTTCAATATATTATGGGACACGCTCATATAGATGTAACAATGGAAGTGTATAACCATATTGGAGAGCTGACAAGGATTGAAAATGAGATTGCAAGACTAGATAGTATGGTGTTAAATGCTTGACACCACAAAAAGAGAAATTGGTGTCAAATTGGTGTCAAAACAGAAAAAATCACAATTTCAAAAGAAATAAGATACTGCAAACCATTGATTTTAAAGGGTTTGCAAAAAAAATCTCAAAAAATTAGCACTCAACCCTTGACAGTGCTAACAACAGATGCTATATTCCTAGTAGAACACGAAAATAAAGGAGGGATTAGCATGAATATAAACAGATTTACACAGAATTCCATTCAGGCGGTGCAAAATTGTGAGAAGATCGCCGCAGATAACGGAAATCAGGAATTGGCGCAGGAACATTTATTGTATGCGCTGCTTACACAAGATGACAGTCTGATCTTAAAATTGTTTGAAAAGATGAATATACAAGGTCAGCTTTTGATAAACCGGGTAGATCAGGCGATCGGAAAGCGTCCGAAAGTTCAGGGCGGTCAGCTTTTCGTAGGGCAGGATCTGAACAATGTGTTGATCCATGCCGAGGACGAGGCGAAACAGATGGGAGACGAATATGTTTCCGTAGAGCACCTTTTCCTTTCCCTGTTAAAATATGCAAGCAAAGAGATGAAACAGATTTATCGTGAATTCGGCATCAGCCGGGAAGGATTTTTACATGCGCTGTCTACTGTCAGAGGCAATCAGAGAGTGACAAGCGACCATCCGGAAGCGACTTATGATACGCTGAATAAGTACGGTCAGGATCTGGTAGAGCGGGCGAGGGATCAAAAACTTGATCCGGTGATCGGCCGTGACGAGGAAATCAGAAATGTGATCCGGATTCTTTCCCGTAAGACGAAAAACAATCCGGTGCTTATCGGTGAACCGGGAGTCGGAAAAACTGCGGTTGTAGAAGGTCTTGCGCAGAGGATCGTCAACGGTGATGTCCCCGAAGGACTGAAAGATAAAACGATATTTTCTCTTGATATGGGTGCTCTTGTCGCAGGAGCAAAGTACCGGGGCGAGTTTGAAGAACGACTGAAAGCAGTTCTCGAAGAAGTGAAAAACAGTGACGGAAAGATCATTCTGTTTATTGATGAGCTGCATACGATTGTCGGAGCGGGAAAGACAGACGGTGCTATGGATGCGGGCAATATGTTGAAACCGATGCTTGCAAGAGGAGAACTTCACTGTATCGGCGCAACGACGCTTGATGAGTACCGTCAGTACATTGAGAAAGATGCGGCTTTGGAACGCCGTTTCCAGCCGGTTTTAGTTGACGAGCCTACAGTAGAAGACGCCATTTCGATTCTGCGTGGTCTGAAAGAACGTTATGAAGTATTTCATGGAGTGAAGATTACAGACAGCGCTCTTGTCGCAGCGGCAATGTTGTCGAACAGATATATTTCGGATCGTTTTTTGCCGGACAAAGCGATAGACCTTGTAGATGAAGCTTGTGCGCTCATTAAGACAGAACTTGATTCGATGCCGACAGAGTTGGACGAATTAAGAAGAAGGATTATGCAGCTTGAGATTGAAGAAGAGGCGCTGAAAAAAGAAGAAGACAGATTAAGCCGTGAACGTCTGGAACATTTACAGGAAGAACTGGCGGGTCTGAAAGAAGAATATGCCGGTGAAAAGGTACAGTGGGAGAATGAAAAGCATTCTGTTGAGCGGGTACAGAAAATTCGTGAAGAGATCGAACATGTGAATAAGGAGATCAGCAAAGCGCAAAGAGAGTATGATCTGAATAAAGCCGCGCAGCTGCAGTATGGTGAACTGCCTCAGCTGCAAAAACAGCTTGAAGAAGAGGAAGAAAAAGTAAGAGAAAAAGAATTGTCTCTTGTTCATGAAGCGGTAACAGACGAAGAAATCGCAAGGATTGTTTCAAGATGGACGGGAATTCCCGTAGCGAAATTAAATGAAAGCGAAAGAAACAAAACACTTCATCTTGCTGATGAACTTCATAAAAGAGTCATAGGTCAGGATGAAGGAGTCGAACTTGTAACAGAGGCGATCATCCGTTCCAAAGCCGGAATCAAAGACCCGAGCAAGCCGATCGGATCGTTCCTCTTCCTCGGACCTACAGGCGTGGGAAAAACAGAACTTGCGAAGGCGTTGGCGCAGAGCCTGTTTGACGATGAGAATAATATGGTGCGGATTGATATGAGCGAATACATGGAGAAATATTCCGTGTCGAGACTGATCGGAGCGCCTCCGGGATATGTAGGATATGACGAAGGCGGTCAACTGACAGAGGCAGTCAGAAGAAAACCGTATTCAGTCGTATTATTTGACGAAGTAGAGAAGGCGCATCCGGATGTATTTAACGTGCTTTTGCAAGTGCTTGACGATGGAAGGATTACAGATTCTCAGGGCCGTACCGTTGATTTCAAAAATACGATTCTGATCATGACGTCCAATATCGGAGCAGGTTATCTTTTAGACGGTATAAAAGAAGACGGTTCGATCTCGAAAGAGGCGCAGGATATGGCGATGAATGATTTAAGAGCTCACTTCAGACCGGAATTTTTGAACCGTCTTGACGAGATCATTATGTTTAAACCATTGACGAAAGAAAATATTCGTGCCATTATTGACTTGTTAGTGGCAGATGTAAACAGACGGCTGGAGGAAAAAGAACTGACGATCGAACTGACGGAAGCGGCGAAAGACTGTATCGTAGAAGGCGGATATGATCCGATGTACGGAGCAAGACCGTTAAAGAGATATCTGCAGAAAAACGTAGAGACACTGGCTGCACGGTTGATTCTTGCCGGAAATGTCGGAAGAGAAGACACGATACTGATCGATGCGAAAGACGGCAAACTGAAAGCAGATGTGAAGCGGGTAAACAGCTTGGAAAGACAGGAAGCATAAGTAAGATATGCAAAAAAGCGAGAAGAAAAGAGTCTGCATGAAGCCGGTGTGTGAAAGGATGGCGCAAGTGACACCGATAATCTTTCATATTGATGTAAACTCAGCTTATTTGAGCTGGACGGCTGTAGAACAATTAAAAAACGGGGCGAAAGTGGATATTCGGGAGATCCCGGCAATTATCGGCGGGGATCAGACATCCCGGCACGGTGTTGTTCTCGCAAAATCCACTTTTGCCAAAAAATATGGCATCCGCACGGGAGAACCTGTTGCGAATGCCTTTCGTAAGTGTCCGAATCTCGTAATGTATCCGCCTGATCATCGGATGTACCGCGAGAAGAGCAGACAGATGATGGAATATTTAAAGACATTCACGAAAGAGATAGAGCAGGTCAGCGTAGACGAGTGTTATATGGATTTTACGAAGATCGCCGCGCGGTACAGTTCTCCGATCGACGGAGCGCTTGAGATTAAGGAAGGGATTAAAAAGAAGTTTGGATTTACGGTAAATGTCGGAATCTCAACG